ATTCCAACAGCTAACTGCCAATGGTCTGATAAACTCATAACAGCATTTAATTCATCCGTACAAATAACATCCGGATAGCCATTAATATTTAAAAAAGTTCCGGCACCGCATAAAAAGAAACTTGGTAATTCAGGAACATCCGGCAACTGTTGGCCATCAGTAACTGATATCGCTATATAACCAACACCACCACTTACACCAATAGCAGTAGCAACTAAATCAACTAACTCTTGTATAGTAGCAGATTTTAAGTCAGTTCCTACGGTATGCGGAAATAAATTTGTTAAACTTAACGCTTCGTCAGGTAGTTGGTCAACTCTTATCGTTGTAATTAATTCGGGATTTATTGCCATGTTTTTATAATTTCATTATTTTTAACAATACCATATAAGGCTGCATGTTTTTATTGATTCCGGATACTCCAGCAAAGCCTGAAAGTCCAACTGTCGCTTGTGATCCATCGTTTGGTTTTGCTAATCTATAATCATTATCACCACCTGATGAACCTCGCCTTGCAACATAATCTATTGAGGTTATATCTACTCCTGGTTGCCCTCCATTATTAGGAGCAAACATTAAATGTTGATGCTCAACAACAACTGCATTTTTACTTCCTCCAATGGCTTTGATAACACTATAATTATTTCCATAACCAATGCTAACTAAACCATCTAAATTGGGTGTTCCGTTTTGACCATTACAAATAGCATAACCTTCACATAATTCAACACCTAATCCTGTTCCATCAAAGTTGTCATCAATATAAGCTTGGGAAACCCATAAATCTTTAATCTCAAATTGAAAAGCAGTAGCATTTATATTTACAAAATCTACTAAATCTTGACCGGTTACTTGTTGTAAATCAGTTTCGTTTTCAACTCCAATTTTAGAAGTTAAATCTATTGTTCCTATTGGTAACTCACCAACTCGAATCGTGGTTATTTCTGATGGATTTATTGCCATTATTCTGTTGTTTTAATTATATAATTTGCATCTGTATTTGTTGTCAGTATTACATCAGGATCACCATCGTTTAATACAAATTCACCTAATCCTCTTGTTTGTGGTATTCCATAACCAACCATTGAACCGCTGAAGCTTAAAAAATCATCAACTGCGGAAGCTTCAGAAATTTCTGTTATATAGCATTTACCATAGTCAACTGTTGGGAATGTACTGCCTTGTATTTTCCAATCCAAAAGAATTTTTGAACGTTTTAATAGTTTTAGTTTATCGTAAGATGCAATCGTAAAAGTTCCACCCGCTACAACTGTATTTATTTGTATTCCTTCAAATGATATACTATAACCTTGCATCATAGGTCTTGAAGTACTCCACCCATCGTTATCTCTTGTTGTAGTGGATAACATTTCCGCATTTTCTGATATTGAATTACTTGTTAAACAACCAATCGGCAACCAGTTACCTTGTTGCTTTATATATAAAATTCTATCGCTGCCATTGTAATATTCCATGTAGTAACTTTTACAAATACAAATATATAATAAAATATCTTGTTATTTATAATCAGTCTAAATTATTTTTATATATTTGTACATATTAAAACTACTTTAATGGCAAAGAATAGAATAGCGTTAGCTTGGGATGTATTGACAGGCACAAATAAAAACCTTTTTAACCAAAGTATATATAAATTAGTAGGAGGATTAACTTCTACTTATAACAATACTTTAGAAACTTTGATAACAAGAGGTTATGGCGAAAATCCCGATGTAAATGCAATCGTAAATCAACAAGCTTCTAAAACAACATCAGTTCCTTATTGCATTAAAAAAATCGATGATAATGATGCTTATAAAAAGTTAAAAAAATATCCTAATAATCCAACATTTCAACAAAAGTTAGCAATTAGCAAACTTAAAAAGAAAGCCTACGAAAGCGATACCGAGTTGCCAATGCCACTTGAAAGACCTAATGTTAACCAAGGTTGGAATGATATATTTTTCCTTTATAAAGTCTATTTAAAAGTTTGCGGAAATGTTTATTTATATAAGCAAACAGTTTCTGAAGGAGTGAACGCAGGGAAGCCATTACAACTTTATATTTTACCATCTCATTGGATGCAAATAGTGTTAAAACCAAAAGCATCTTTTATGAGTGTTGAAAATCCTATTGATTATTATATTATGCAACAAGGAAATCAATTAGTAAAATTCCCTGCTGAAAATATAATCCATATAAAACGATCTAATCCTTTTTATGATTATAGTGGTTCACATTTATATGGTTATAGCGAATTAATGTCAGCTGTAAGAAATATAAATAGTTCTAACAACGCAATAGATAATAATTCTAAAACAATGCTTAATAGTGGTGTTTATGGATTTATTCACGCTGGTGATGGAGCAACACCATTAACAGCAGAACAAGGCCAATCTTTAAAGGATAGACTTGTTGAAATGGATAATGATAGCACTCGACTTTCAAACATAGCCGGAGCATCTGCAAAATTAGGATTTACAAGAATTTCACTTACAACCGATGAACTTAAGCCTTTTGACTATTTAAGTTATGATAGACGTACTTTAGCAAATTGCCTTAATTGGAATGTAGATTTATTAAATGAAGAAAAGAACGGAAGCGGCTTTGGTGTTGATACTATGAACGAAGCTCGTAAACGAGTTGTAACTGATAATATCAAACCCGATTTAGATTTGTTAGCTGAATATCTTAATTTAGAATTTATAAAAAAATTCAAAGGTTATGAAGATGCTTATATTGAATGGGATATTTCAGAACTACCAGAAATGCAAACTGATATGGAAACCATGTCTAAATGGGTTAATAGTGTTCCTTTGACATTAAACGAAAGACGTGAAGTATTCAACTATGAAGAAATTGACGATGAGATGATGAATGAGGTTTATATCCCTACCGGAATAGTCAACTTAAACGATCCAACACTTAATACGTTAATGGATGGACAAACTACGCTTTAGACAAGAAGTTCAAGCATACCGAATAGTTAGAAGAAATATTTTAAAAATAGTTAACGCTATTCCTTTTAACAATATGTCTAAACTTACTTATGAATTTTTAATTTATTCAAACGTAACCGAAAGCCAAATAAAGGAAATGTATAAAGAGATTTATACTACTTTAGGCAATCCACAATATAAAAGAAGCATTAAGGCCGATATTACTTTTGAAAGTATTATACAAACTTGGATTAACTCAAATTTAGGCTATCGTATTGTTTCAGTTCATCAAACATTAATTGAAAGTATTGTTGCAGTTATCGCTAAAGGTTATGAAGATAATTTATCGGTTGCTGATATTACTCGTAACTTACAAAATAAGTTTGGATGGTATAAAGCACAAGCTTTAAGAATAGCAAGAACTGAAACCACAACTGCAACTAATTACGCTACTGTTGTAGCTGCACAAAACTCTGACTTTGTATTAGAGAAAACTTGGATAAGCGTACAAGATAACAGAACCCGCAGACCTCCTAATTCAATTTATGACCATTTAGATATGAATGGAGTAAAAGTGGATATTAATCAGCCATTTTTTACAAGTGGCGAGGAAATAATGTATCCTGGTGATCCAAATGCAAAGGCAGGAAATGTAATTAACTGCCGATGCAAAGTGGTGTTTACTGTTAAAGAAGATGAAAACGGATTACCAATAAGAAAAACTATCCTTTAATAGTTGGCTTAACTGTATTATTTCCATAATCAGGGCTTACTGTATATTGAATGTCTGCAATATCAGTATTATAAAATTGCAATAATTTTAGTCTTGTGATATTATTTTTATAATCATAATCCCATTCAATAGGCATAAATAAACCTGTTACATTATCAATAGTAACAACAGAAAAATAAGGAATATATCCATAAACATCGCCAGTAAATACTTTTATAGGATTTGATTGAATGCGTAAGTCATCCATTGCTGAAATTCCTAATAATGGCAGATTTTCAAACTTATTTTTTCGTGTCCAAGCTGTTGTTAAAGTTGTTAAATCATCTTTAAATATAGAACCGATTAAAGAAGCTATTCCATCCCCATTAAATACTTTTTGATTATCTTTAGTAATTGAGCTTGGAGGTAATAAACGAGTAACTGTGTGAAATTCGCCAACTAAACCTTGTGTTTCTAAAATATTACTTAATATATCAATAGAAGTATAACCTGCTAAACCATCATAATCACCTCCTATATTGCATATTATAATTTGTAAAGTGCAATCATTAATTAAAGGTGGTGTTGTTAATTTAAAAGAACCAAACTTTTCTCCCCATGGATTTGCTTCATCATTAAAAGAAATACTAAATGAATAAAATGTATTATAATTTACCCAATAATTATTTTGATGTAAATAATATCCATCACTTGTTTTTATTTTTAATTTATATGTTATTGGATCGTTACCATATTTACGAACAAATACTTTTGCATTTAAAACATATGTTTCTCCTAAATCACCACTTATTGCATTTGAAGCTATTAATTCATAAGTTCCTGCTAATTCACGAATTGTTAATCTTGGAGTAACTGAATTTGTAAGTGGATATGCTATTAAATTTGCTGGAGCTGTTGGTAATGTTGTCCAATTATAAAAAACCGGATCTGCTTGCCATTCCATTACCGGGATAGTTGTATCAAAATTAAAAGTAGGATTTAAAACTAATCCAGTTACTAATCCATATTGGTAATTTAATCTATATGCCGATATTGCTCCTTTAATTTCAATTTGTTGATTTGCTCCAGCATGATGAGGATAATAGCCGTTAATTTGACTTCCTAAAACTGCATTTAAATTCTTTGTAAAAACTGCATCAGTCGTTTGATTAATAAATTCAGTATAACCATTTAACTCTAAATCATTCGGTCTATAAATCCACCATTGGCCGTCTTGTTGGGTTATAACAGCAGAGAATAAATTTAGCATCGAAGTTAAAACCTCGTTGCAGTCCATTATAATTATATCGTTTTTATCTTTTATAAAACGGTCTGAATTAACATATATATCCTTAAAAATATTTGTTCCTGTATAACCAATATATTCAACGTAAACACTTGTGTTTATATCTAAAGATAAACGTGTTCTATCTAAACAACCTTTTATAACATCGTAAACCGACATTTTACCTGTAAAAGGTAATCCATTGGTTTGAACAAAAGATAAGTCTTTTAAAGCACCTAAAATGTCATTACTTTCAATATTAACATACCAAACATCATTAACAAA